TTCCACTGGACGGCACAACAAGAAACTGGTAGAGAACCGTGGATTACATACAAAGAAACTTGGAAAAAAGACCCACAACAACCATTAGACCTATGACTAATTTCTTTTCTCCTTCTCAGTTGAAAGTTCTATGACTTTTGGAACACCTATCTCATTGATCAATAAACTACTCCCTCTTTCACTCATACCCTTAGTCTTTTTTTCTACTCGCGTGTATGCGCAGCAGATTAACCAATTTGGCGTTTGCACTCAATACCAGGAGGTTTACACTCCAGGCGGATATGATCGCTATGGAAACTATTATAGCGGTGGAGTAAGTGTGCGGTCCTTTAATGTTCCCTGTAACGGCCTGGTAGGAGGAGGAGGGGGATATTATGGCCGATCCTACTACGGAAGAATAACAAACCCGAACTGCAATCCCATTAGGACTGTTTTGGGCAGCGTTTTAGGTGGGGCAGTTGGCCTCTCTATGACAAGCACCAATAACAATCGTAATAATCGTGGTTGGGCAACTGCACTCGGAGCATCCATCGGAGGACTTTCATTTGCCTGTTAATTATAAAGAAGCTTTTGAAGATTGGTTCAATGACCCATATGGCTCCTACTCATTACGCTCTGAATGGTTTTATGGTGATTGTGACATAGAAGACAAAGATGTTCGCAAAGAGCGGTTATGTGCGTGGCTTCAGGCAGCGTTTGTTTCCGGTGCCAGTTGTGAAAGTGGCACACCACCATCTCCATGAGAGGACGTTTGGGGGTAGAATGGTAGCATATTGTGGTTGTTGCCCATGTCCCTTGAAGATCGTCTTGTAAAATCCAGAGTAAGACTCTTAAAAAAATCGCCATTTTTTGGGACGTTGTTGCTCAATGCACAACACAAAGTCACCGAAGACGTTCCCACTGCGGCAACCGATGGGCAAACATTGCTCCTCAACAAAGAATTTATGGAGGAGCAAACTCAGCCCCATTTTGAGTCCATTCTCCTACACGAGATATTGCACATGGCCCTTGAACATGTGGAACGCATGAAAGATATTTTTATGTCTGATCCAATGACAGCAAATATTGCTGCGGATATTGTAGTCAATGGGATTATTACGGATAATGGTATGGAGTTGCCTAAAGACGCCATCTCTGACAAAGACCTTAAGCATCTGAGTGTACGTGAAATCTATAACATCCTTCGTCAAAAACAACAACGTCAGCCAGAATACCTCAAGGAAAAATATGGAGACGGGGGAGATAGTGTAAATCAATGCCTCCAACCCGGACCTACCAAAAATGGCCAAAAAGACGGGGACAATAAACCAATCAACTGGAAAGATATTCTCAACAAAGCGGCCACCATTGCCCGAACAAAATCCTATGGATTGAAAGGCGCAGGTCTCAAGCGTATTTTTAATGACCTTCTCGAGCCAACCATTAACTGGAGAGACGCTCTATATAAGTATATCACCGCCTCACGTACGGACTTTGAAGGCTACGATCGCAGATTCATCCACTCAGGCCAATACCTCGATGATCTTGGCGGTGGGAGGATTAAGATCATGGTTTTTATGGACACCTCTGGTAGCGTAGATGAACAACTCCTTAGTGAGTTTATTGCGGAACTTCGTTTTGCAATCAACGCCCTTCCACAAATCTCCGGCGAGATGTGGTATTTTGATACAGACCTCTATCCCCAGGGCAATGTAGAAGAGATTTTGGGTACTCCTAAACTTCAGGGTGGAGGCGGAACATCATTCACTGAGCCACTTCGCCAACTCCAGGGATCCCTAGAAGATGACGCTACTACACAAACACTTGGCATCATCTTCACCGATGGTTATGCCCGCCTCGATAATCTTACCGAGCCGGATTGCCCAGTGATGTGGTGTATTAGCCCTGGCGGAGTCGATGACAAAACCCTGCCTTTCGGTGAGGTGGTTAGGATTATTAAATAAGAGCATCTCCGGCTCTTTTTTTGTTTAAAGTATAAAAAAGTATACCAATATGGCCCATCCATTATCCGAAGATGCAGGTAGTGCATTTTTAATCCCAGACCACGACTACCAAGTTCATAGTGGAACAAGCAATGACCATGGACCTACTCAAGTTCTTTATTACGTTGGTGGAGACTCTGTTAATAAAAAATTAGTTGCTACAGAAACAATTACTTATGATTCCAATAATTTTATTGCAACTCGTAAGATTGTTTGGGAAAATCTTCCCTATGTATGATATAATAAAAAGGTATTAAATTACCTTTTTCTATGTCTCAGCTCGTCAAACTCATTCACGTAACTCCCGAAGCCGAGCACCTCATCACCGATATGGCCCGGGTGTCAGCCCCTAAAAACCAAGGGAATTATGATACGGCGGCCCGGCTCATCAAGTACCTCATCAAACACAAACACTGGAGTCCATTTGAAATGGCCACCATGTGCGTAGAAATTAATACAACACGAGACATTACCGCGCAAATTATTCGCCATCGTAGCTTTTCTTTCCAAGAGTTTTCTCAACGCTACGCCGATGTAAGAGAGTTAGGTGACATTGCCATTCCAGAACTTCGTCGTCAAGACGAAAAGAATCGCCAGAATTCGGTGGCCGATCTTAACCCTGAGTTGGTAAAAGCGTTTGAGCAGCGAATCAAAATGCACTTTGCCGAAGCCATGGAACTTTATGGTGATATGTTAGAAGTAGGAATTGCAAAGGAATGTGCCCGTAAAACCCTCCCCGTTAATTCTCCAAGTCGAATCTACATGACTGGTTCTCTTCGTTCTTGGATGCATTACATCGATCTTCGCTGTGCCAATGGCACTCAAAAAGAACACATGGATGTTGCGCAAGACATAGCAGATATTTTTGCCGAACAATTTCCTTCCATTTACCAGGCCATGGAGGAGATTAAAGGTGAACCTGAGCCAGAACTCAGACCCTATGTAATTCCGGCGCAAAAAGAAACCCCCAAACCCATAAAGACTTGGAGGCAAATGATTAAGTCGTGGTTTATGAAGACCGTTTTTGATCTCTAAATCAAGCGATGTAAAGATCCTTGATCAGGGTTAGAAACTCTGGAGTATTAATTTCACCATTTTCTACAGCCGCTCTAATTTTTTCTGCAATCATCATTTCTTTTTCACCAATAGCTCCGTCTGCAACTTTTTGCACAGCAATTTGTGGTATCCAACGTTCAGAAACTAACTTAATGGCTTTATTGACCTCATCGGCGGTTAATTTGCCGTCAGCAGCAATAGAAATAACTAATCCTACTACTTTTTCAACGTCAGCGCCTTTCCATCCGGCAATACTAGCATCGAGGATTGGATCGAGAATATTATAAACAGTTTGGATAGAAGGTCCAACCTTAGTGAGTAGGAGTCTATCAGAGATTTTATTCCATCCTGCCAAAATAGCGCCGAAAGCGGCACCAGTTGCAGCGGAAATAATTCCTGGAAGTATTTGTGTGGTAAACCAAGTGGATAGCATCGGAATGTCCTCCGTGATGATAATGTAATCTATAATAATCTTTAAACCTATACGTTGCTATGCAATCATTGAACAAACCCCTCCATTTTGTGACAATGTCGCCGTGCCACATGCCCCGCCCGTGCAAATTGGCCGGGTGCACTGGAGGAGAGGGCGCCAGGAAAAACTCCCCCCTTTCCCTAACCCTCTTCCATTCCGCCAAGATTATAAATTTCTTCTAAATGTCCTATTTTTAAAACATCCCCGAACTCTTCCACGTCCTCTTCGGTAAAAGTTCCGGCGCCAAAAATGGCGTCTATGCTAGATTGGATGGCAATACTATTGGGACGACCTGCTTTTGCATCGCCAAGGAGCGCAATGAATTCCGTGGCGAGTGTGTTCATGGGCAAACTTGCCATGGATTGTGTGCGAATCGAGGTGTAGACGGTGCTGGCGATCAGCGCATCCCAGAAGGCCGCGTAGCTTGGAGGTGGAGGAGGTGGTGCAGGAGCGGGCTCGGGGGTATTGCCATCCTCTACCCACTTTAAGTATTCGCGATAGTCGCGGTTGCCTGGGTCGTTGGGGATGAAGGCGCCATCTGAGAGGCGAATGATGCTGGTGCTAGTGGTTAGTTGATAGGCCATAGTGGTTATTATAACTCGGCAGAGGCGGTGTATTGAAACTGATAAGAAGTCCCCACCGCAGATGAGGCCGGAACAAATCCGAGTAATCCAATACCATTTGATCCACTTTCAAGGTAGGTTGCCGCCGCAGGATTTTCTTGAAAAGTATCCTCAATAGTGCCAACGTCACCGGTGCTTGGGCGGTAGATGGTAATACTAGGACTACTCCTCATAGTCACTGGAAACGAAATATTACAAGTAAGTA